CTCTTCCACTGTTTTGTTGCTGGGTTTTGCTGATCCTGTTCCGTATATTCCTCCGCCTTTTAGGGCGTTGCTCCATACATCCATGAATCGGTCTTTGAAGTCATATCCGACTGGTTTTAGATCATCTACTATTTCGCCGAGTCCGCTTGCTATGTCTGCCGGTATATCGGTTAGTTCTTCTTTATTGTCGATGTATTTTTTCTCCGCCATCGTTTTCAGCGTTTGTGCCCTGGTAAGTGCGATATTTGCGGCGGCCTGTGCCGCGCTTCCTACCCCTTCGCCCAGGGCCGCTTTTTCGTTTTGCATTGTTGCTGCGTTACCCGCCGGTGTGCTTGCCGGGCTTCCGATTGCCAGTATTCGGTTCAGTCCTGCTTTGTCAAGATCCTTTGCGCTCCTTTGGTACGCTGTATTGCTCATCCTTTCCTGAAAGGCCATTTGCTCTCGCACTAGCCTTGCATTCATTCGGTTTGCGTCTCTCTGGCCGGAGCTACCCAGAAGGCCGCCCAATAGGCGACCTCCTGCTCCGATTAACGCCGCTCCTATTTCTGACATTAGAATCTCCCCAGGCCGACCGGGTCTCCGTAGAGTGGTAACGGTCGTGCTGCTTTGATGTCGTGCCAGATGTCCGCGATGAAGTGCGGTTCGGTTGGTACTGCAATTGCTCTGTCCAGCGGTGTTCCTGTGTTGCTTGTTATGAATGTTTCTCCGAGTGTTGGTAGTGTTGCGAAGTCTTCGCTGAGGTTCCAGCTTGCCAGTGTTCCGCTTGCGTCTGGCCGTGCCAGCCCCGTTAGTTTTGTGTTTTGGAATCTGTACTCGTTGTATCGTCCTGTGTATCCGAATACGAGGTCGTCGTTTGCGGTTCCGTCTGTCCAGATTTCCTTGTTTAAGATACTTTGTTCGCCTATTCCGCTTAGGACGGGGTAGTAGAAGTCGTATCTTGTCGATTTTGACCAGTATCGGTCTATGCCTTGGGAGTATGTGATATCTCCTCTTGCGTTCATCATTGCGATGATAACGCCGTGTTCTACGAAGGATTTCGTGAAGCTGTGTTGTCCTTGGCTGTATCCGTATCCTGCTAAGGCTCCTTTTGCATCGTCTGCGCTGGCTGTTGCTGGCTCCGTAGTTTGTGGTACTGGCGTGATTCCGACTGTTTGGCTTCCGCCTCCAAGATATACAGGGCGTTGAGCCGTGTAATCTGGAAACGTAACTCCCCAGTGCGCTTTGAGAGTTTCCACATATCGTGTTCCGCTTCGTGCATCTCTTTCAAGAAGTCTTTGTGTTTGGAAGGCCAGTCTGAGTTCATTGATGGTTGCTGCCGTTGCGTTGGTTAAGTCCGCGTATATGTCCGGGTAACCTGTGTTGCCGGTTTCTGCCTGGAATAGCAGTTGTGGGTCCCCTGATACCCATGTGTTGTCCATGTTGACCGTTGGTGGTCCGCCTGTTTGCCTGGTTGCGATTGTTCCTGCGGCTGATCCTGAGTCTGTGACGTTGAGTCCTATTCCCACCACGTCTGCTCTTGTTCCCAGCGGTAGGCTTACCGCGTCTCCTTTTTGTGGCCACGGTAGTGCGCTTGTGAAATAGTCGTGTTTTTTCGCCCTTTTTGGCGGGACGATGTGGAATCCTGCTGTGCTGTTGTTGTCCGGTCCGTCCCCGACTGAAGTTGGTAGGCTGTTGACGAGGTTCTCGTCCCTGAACCAATCGTTGTAGATCAGTCGGAATGCTCTGAATGGTAGTGCGTTGATGTTTGTGTCGTCGGCCACGACCCCCAGTGGTAGTCCCATGTAGTCTGCTAGGTCGCCGGTTGCCCAGGCGGCCGCGTTTGTTAAGACAGGGACTGTGTAGTCGATTGAGTCTCCCGGGTCGGTTTGTGCGCCCATGAATTTCTCGAAGTTGTCCCATAGGATCCTGTAGGGTACGAAGAAGTAGAACTGGTCGATGTACAGGTTGTCCTGCAAGGGATGCAACGGGGTTGCCAGTCTTGCCACGATTGTTGATTTGACGTTCCAGCTGTCGCCGGGTATTACGTCCCATACGCCATTTGGTACCAGGTAATCCGCGTCAAAGGTTGTTTTTACCCCGTGTGATAAGTTGAAGCTGCTCCGAGGTATATCTGCTCTCGGTACTTGCCCGAATCGATGCGGGCTTACGCCTGTTTTTGTTCTAGCCATTAGTTTACTTCCTTAAGTTGTCCTGGTTGAATTTGTCGGCTTTCGGCCACCATTTCTAGTCCTGTCGCGAGTTTTTCTAGTTCCTCGCCTGTCATTTTTCCGGTTGTCGTGTTGAAGTCTCCGATCCGGTATAGTGTGTAGTCCTCGGGATGTTTGCCCACTTCGTGCTCTGCGTCTTGGCTTATGTCTTTGAAGCCTCTGATTGCTTGTCCGTCCGCTTCTGAATAGAACGGCCGCATGTAGGTTCCGCTTGCTACGTCATAAATTGTGTATGCATTGAGTTTCATTTTTGTGCCTCGTATCTTAATTTTGTTGTGTGGTATTCGTCCCATGCGATTCTTACTCGCCTGGGCATTTTTTTGTTGAGTGTCGCTTTGTAGATGTGGTCCAGGAGTATTGTCAATTGTCTGTTGACGTCGTCCTTCGTTGTTCTCCTCATGGTTTGAAGTTATTGAGTACTTCCGCCAGTTCTTGATCGCTGTATGGCGGTGTTCTGAAGTTTTTCAGTCGTTCCCAGGTCGCCGTTGAATAACGGACGGGTCCCTGGTTAAAAATGATGTAGGAATCGTTGTTGCATTTTTCCCATAGGGTTTTTGGTTGTGCCATTTTCAGCTCCGTTTGAGTTGTTTCAGTTGTGCTTTTTTGACCTTGTACTTCGTTTCTAGTCGTCTAGCTGTGTATTCATGTTTGTGGGAATCTCTATACTTTTCTCTAAGTTTCTTAATCTCTTTGTAGGTGTCTGGATTTCTTTGCGCATATATTGATTCATAGTATTTAGGTACCCGGTTATATACCCCTTTTCCCGGGATAGGGCATTCGTCCCTCGGGAAGAAGTCGCTTTCGTATTTTTCATAGAATTCCCGTCCTATGCCTGGTTTCAGGCTCATTGTTATGTATTCCGGTTCTAGGTTGTAGAGCTCTCCTGTTGTCGGGTCTACTCTCATGTAGTGTTGTTCGGCTCTTTTGCCTGTTACTTTTTTCATTATGTACCTGGCTGTGTATGCCGCTGTCTCGTAGTTGAGTTCTCCGATTGTGCAGAATCCTTTGCCCCATATTTTTTCTAGTGTTTCGCTGATGTACGTTGTTATCCCATTAGTTGCGAAATGAGGTATAGCGTCGTCAAAATCCACGCCAAAGATACAAGCGTGATAATGAGGCCTTTCCAAGGCCGAGCCATACTCACCACAATGGAAGAACCTAATCTTTTTGGAGTCATAGTGTTTCCTCAGTCTCTTCATGAATTTCTGGAAGTGTTGTTTGTTTAGGCTTCCGTCCCTCGGAACGTTTTCCTCGTCGTAGGTAAGAGTTACGAAACATTTCTCCTGGTGCATTTGTGCTTCGTGTACGATTCGTGCCGCCCATTCTTGGCTCTTGTCAATCCGACATCCCATGCATTGTCCGCATGCGATTTCCATTTCCTTCCCTGCCAGGGAGGATCGTTTGAATACGATCCCCCCTTCGACCTTGTTCTCGAATCCCTTCAAGGGTGAGTAGCAGGTCATTCATTACAGCCTGATTCCGCCGCGAACTGTCATCGCGCGGTTCTTTGGATGTTCCCGCATTACTCCCTTGGCAAACATGTCTCTGCTTCGCCGTTTGCCCATTTTTCGTCGTCTGCGCATAATTTTGCCTCTTGGTAAATTTAGCCCTAATTTTGGTCCGCCTCGGACCCCCTAGATAGTAGCCCTTACTTGATGTCTACTATCTAGGTGACACCTTACTCTTTTTGAGTTGGTTTGTCTCCTCTCTCCGTTCGTAGGAGAGTTTGACCCCCTTCCTGTGGTCGGGGGTCTGTTTTTCCTTTAAGCCTCCCCTGAGGCTTCTGGCGGCGTGTCTGCCGCCGGTTCCGGGTCTACCACGTCTTTGTTTGTAGGCAGTGGTGCAGTCCGGTTTTTTGCCAGTTCTGGCAATTTTTCAGCGAGTACATCTTTGTTTTCTTCCCGGTTCACGTATTCGAAGAATCGTTCCGGGTCATTGCTGAATTTGTTTCTGACGCTTGACGGCAGTTGTTCGAACATGCTGTTCGCTTTCGCCAATTGGTTTTGTGCGCTTTGGAAGTCGAAGTCTCCAAGGTCCCCATATTGGCCTCCCCATTGTTCCAGGTGGGACAGTGTTCCCATTCTGGTGTGTTTTTGTATGATCAGATTTACGTCTGTTTCATCTTTGAAGCTTTGCTTCGTTCGTCCGTCGGTGTATTCGGTCGGTTGTTTTGTTCCTAACATGCTCATCGTTTTTGCCTCTCCATGAATTTTTGAATTTTTTCTGGGTTGTTGGCCGCCCAGGCTAACTTCTCTTTTCTGGTCATGCCTTTTGGCAGATCCATTTGATTGACTATGTTGATTACTAGTTGT